AAATTCACCGTCAGGCACAACGGCTTTTTCTCCGATCCTGACCTGAGTAAGATTTCCGTAGTTGACCTCTCGGTCCAAACGCCAACCATAAACTTGGGTCGGATCCACTTCAATCCAATAGGGCCGACGATTAAGAGCACGCTCCTCAGCAAGACTTCTCGCACTCGATGGCGCAGGAAAATCAACCAAGGTATGACTGTGCCCATAGGTCAAAGCACAGATCAGGAGCCGTCGAGCGTACTCATCTAGATCTGACCCACAACCGTCGACATCCTTGTTAAAGACATCAGTCCAATACGGATCTCCCTGAACACTAATCGGTTTACGCAAAATCAATCCAGCCGCCGCTCGAATCAAACGTTGCGTATAAGGCGTAAAGACTGATCTGTTGACCCGCGCTAAATACGCGCTGTAATCCTCCCGTGGCTCTAACGGTAGAAATGCTTCTGAGTTGTCCCGCAGATACTCTGTGCCGCTTGTCACGGCTTTCATAATCTCCCAGCCCTTCATCTGGTCGATTACTGCCCGTGTCCGGACGAACGGACTATCAACACTTCCTAAATAGGAAGAGCTGACTAGATGCGTTCTTACCAGACCCGGCACAGAGTAGGTCATGACACCTCAAAAGTGAGTTACTAACAGCCCCATCGACGACGGGCCGCTTTACCCCGTTCACCTGTCCATCCACGACTACGAGCGCAAAAAGACTTCTTACGGGCGGCTTCTGCCTTGGATTTAGGCTTACCTGTAACCGGCGGTTTCAAATTTGAACCCGTTTCACGGTTGTACCTGGCACGGCCTTTAGCGGTAAGACCAGCACCTTTACTTGCAGGCAGCTTTTCACCACGCCCAACACTAAGGTTGGGACCACGCTTTCGTTTTTTGCGTTCTGCCATCGTCCTAACCCTTACTCAAGGTTGGAAGTGATGGTGCCGCTGGTGACAAAGTTGCAGGTAGCAACAACCAAATCACCAACAGTCGAAGCAATGTCCATGCTGGTAATAATTCCGGCAAAACTGACAGAATCAGTGCCAGAACTGGTGCCAGTCGTAAACAACTCGAATGTTGCGTCTGCAGTGTCGCTAGTGTTTACAACGTCTTCAATAAACGCTGCTTGACCCGTAGCATCAGGGTCATACACCAACTCAACCGTGCCAGAACCTGACACCAGACTGCCAACAAAGGCACGGAACGTATCACCGTGATCGGTAACGTCCAACGTGTCCTTAGTGATGTTCAGCGTCCAGCTGCGAGTGCCGACGATGGTTGCGTTAGACGAACCAGCGGCATCAAACTGAACGGCACCTTGCTCTCCGCGAAGGATGGCCATGTTTAGACATAAGAAGGGTCTATAACGCTCAGTCTAACCGCTAACCACCCACAAGCCATGTCAGCTCTTCTTCTTCTTGGCCTTACGCCGTCGATGTTGGTACGAAATCTTCTTTGATCCCGTCTTTTCACGCTTGAAACGAGCCTTTTCGCCAGAACTCATTTCACCTGTTGTCTTTGGCGTTTTATCTGACACCCTGCGTGATGGACGACACGCTGGATAGTCACGTTTTTCACCCTTGGAACGGCCACAAGGCTTCCCGGTCTTTATGTCGACCCACTTCTCGTCAAACCATCTGCCTAGGCCGCCACGACCCTTACTTGGCTTTTTTGGCTTTGCGGGTTTTCGTGGTTTTTTTCGTTCCGCCACTGGTTGCTTTCCGATAAGTGCCGCCACGCTTCTTATATTCGCGTACCAACCACGCATTTGCGTACGCGCTTGGATACACGTCAAACTTGCGCTTAGCCTCCGCTTTTACACGGGCATATAACGCCTTGTTGGTGGGGACGTCTTCACTTGCCACAAGTACACCTCATCTTTTTGCCGCCCTTCTTCGCGCCCTTTTTCTTAGTGGGCTTCTTCTTGCCACCACCGTAATGACCAGGCATGACGCAAAAAGCAACGTATGCCTACATCTTAAACAGTCTTTGGACCGTATTCCAGCGTCACACGTTTCCGACTACCGTCTGGCGTAAGCCATTGTGGAAACTTTACCCGGATCGATGCGTCCAATACTTCCTCTGGTGGTTGCAACGTCCGCCAACGATGACCACAGCTCTCGCAACGTCGATTTCTAACGCAGTCATTCTCTTGAGACGTAAACCGCCCCGTCACACGCGACTCGATTGATCCACACTGTGGACACAGCGGAGAGTTTATTGCTCGCATCCTCAATACAGCCGGTATGTCGTGGTTCCCAAGGTCTCAGGCTTCGCCAGGTTGAACTGTTGCAACACAAGGTAGCCGAACGCATCAAAAGCGTGGTCCACACCTAGGTTTTTATTTGGCAACCCCGTTCCAGGGGCATAGGTCAGTGTTCGCAATGACTTGATCAGCTCCTTGCACCGTGGATGGATCTTGACCCTACGCGCTCCAGAAGCATCCATCAAACCCGTGTTGACAGCTGTAATCTTGTCCCTGATCTTCCACGGTGATCGGGGTGACTGAACCGTAAAGCCACTGCGCCTCAGGATTGCGTGGTCTGTTACGCCGACACCACTTGTCTTTCGTGCGCCACCTGTAGGGTCAGGACACGCGATAACTCGACGATCCACACCGTAACGACGGGTCACCTCCTCGGCAAAATCCCATGTGGTCGCTCCACCCGTCAACATAATCTCGTCAAAGACGTACAACGTGTCTTGGTCCTTGACCGCACAGATCCCGCTCATTGGATCCACGTTGAAGTCAACGCCCAACAGCAACGGCTGGATCGATATATCCCTAGCGTCAGTCGAGATGTTGTCGTCCGAAAAGCTGATCGCCACCAAACCAGTCAGATTTTCGAAACTGGCCTCAAATTCTTGCCTGAACGTTCGATTATCTAGTTGGGCACGCGCTGCTTCCACCTCATGCTTGCTGACATTGCCGCCTTCAATCGTCGTATAGCTCCACCGTTGCCATTCATTCGTTTCGTCTTCTGGGACGTAACACCACAAGTCGTAAAACCAGCTAGCTGTCCCATCAGGCGTCGAAATAAACAACGCCCAACCCTCCTTATCCGCTAACGCAGGCCGAATTACCTCAAACCACACCTCTGCATCCATAAATGCAGCCTCATCCAACACGACGCCCGACAAACTTCGACCACGAAGCGCCATTGCGTTCTCTGTACCCTTCAATTCGATCGTTGAACCGTTGATAAGCTCGATTCTTAGGTCCGTCTCGTTCTTAGTCTTGATCCAGACCTTTGGTACTAGCTTTTTTAGGACTCGCCAGGCAATGTCTTTTGCCATCCGGTACGTCGGAGCACAATAGAAAAACGTTTCACCCGGTCGATCCAACGCTCCACGCAACAATTCGACGCACGCCAGGTACGATTTGCCAAATCGACGCCCTGCTACCAGTACGCGAAACCGTTTTTCGCACGAAAACACTTGACCCTGCGCCCATCGCAGGCTTAATGGTTCGGTTTTTTGGCTCATAGCGCTTACATTACACAGCTTTTTGACCCTCACCCCCCTCTTTACCGTGCCAGAACGTACCGTGGACAGTTATTATCTGAAAAAAGGTCGATAGGTTGATGCCTGAGCCCCTAACGGATCGCACCACACAAGCCAAGGAAGATCGTATTAGACGGCTCTATCGGCGTCAGCTCGATGGACTTTCTGCTCGTGCGCTCGTCTACGAACACAAAGAGAAAGAACAAGTCTCCATCAATACTGCTTGGCGAGACTGGGCAGAAGTCAAAAAGCTTGTTGATGAAGACTGGCAGGCTGATCGCGAAAATATGCTTGCACGCTTGCAGCACATGCGTACCAAACTCTTTCACCAAGCCCTTAAGAAGGGTCAGCTACAAACCGCAAGCCAAGTCCTTGACTCCATTGGTCGCGTCATTGGTGAGTCTGTAGAAACCGTCAATATTCAAGCCCCCGAACTCAAAATCTCTATTGAAGATAAGGGCGACTGATCCGACGTTCCAATGAACTCAAACCCTGCCCCCACTTAGGGGGCTTTTTTATTACACGAGTGTTGTTGAGCAGATATATGTGCAGGTTCCCCGCGCCTCGATGTCACGATAATAAATTGCAACACTGCCCCCTGTCTGTATCAACGACTACAGTATTAGATACATGTCGATATGTGAACTTTACTTCCCAATAGTGTGCTAGGGGATCCCTAGGGGTTATACTGTAAGAGTCGAAGGGAAAGCACTAGTTGCTGCCGGAGACCTCGCACCTGGACAACAGAATACGACTGGGAGTGATCCGACGTGGTCGCGGACTGACGCGGGTTCAAACCGCCAACGTCCCACACCGATCACGGCGCTTACACGCTTACCGGTGACGCTCCCAGCGAAGCCAACGAATCAACCTATCAACAGTATCAACCGATGATTGAACACCGCACCATTGAGAGCTTCAGCGCTCCCAGCTGTGACGTCGAGATGAGTTTCAACCGGTTCAAGGTCGCCGATCCAACCACGGGTAACGTGGTTCAGATCGAGTCCCTGGACTGGCGAAAAGTTCAGAAGGCGGTCGGCGAGTTCTACGCTATCCATGGCTCCGGTTCAACTGGTATCGAGTGGTTCAAGAATTCAGTTTCACACTGGGACCTTGATGACCTTGAGACCTTGAACCGTGCCGTGAGTGGCGCTATCGCTAGCAAAAAAGCAGAGGCTAAGGCTTGATCATGCAACAGTTTGTTTCTTACCTGGCTGCCTACATGGCAGCCGGGATTTTTGCAGTCGTTGCGGTGCAGTCTGCAACGTTCCAGAGCCATAGTGGCAGCCAGGATTACATCCAGGTAATCCGCTGATGACTTATCTAGTGCAAGTGTGGAGAGGGATCCCCAGTTCTGGGGGTCTCGGGTGGGTAACTTATGGGCGACCCAGAAAGCGTAAGGATGCCGAAAGGCTGCTCTTTTACGCTTCACGGATCCGCCCGAATTACCCGCACAGACTGGAGACAATCGACCATGCCCTTTGAAGTGTTTATGTATTGTTGGGATGAAATCTCAGGCCGCAAGGTCTTAGCTACCGTCCCAACAAAACCAGAAGCTGATGAAAAGCTGGACGAAATGTCCGAGCTTTTCCCTCACGCTTACATCGATTATCGTGGCGTCCCGGATTAACTCCGGGGCCTTTTTTTCTAATCATGAAACTACTACAAGGACCACTGATCCGCACCAAGTATCTGGGGCCTACGAACTATCGGGGTTCTCGTATTACTGCGGTTCATAAGCGGGATAGTGACAGGACTGAGCGGGTGACCCTCTCATGGGATTACAAACTGGATGGTTTCGAAAACGCTAAAGCAGCCGCACTCAAGCTGCTGCAACAATGGCCGTTTCAAGAACACCATCAAATGGTTCTAGTCGCTAGCGGCTTTGATCATGATCATTACTACTTCATAGCTTCTACCGCACCAATCACAAGCCCGGCCTAATCGCCGGGCCTTTTCCTATGATCACCGAAAAGTACGATCTTCCCTCACATTGGGCAAGCTATCTTATTAACGGCGACGCAACATCATTCAGCTTGAATGACGATGGCGGCGACGCTGAGATAGCACTGATTGACGAGATTGTCGCAGACATTGACACTAAGGGTGGTGCATTGATCACTTGCTCCGAAGAATCATTCTTCAGCAAGTATCACGACGCACAGCCTTATGGAGTTTTAGCCTGCGACTGTCTAGAGTTCACATTCTACCTATGAAACACATTCCAGGTTTAGACTCAGAAATTGCCATCCGGCTCTTAATGAGAAAACTAAACATTGATCGCGAAAAAGCGCTGTTGATCTACTTACAGCAGCGCAAAGATTCAGCGGATTCTCTATAAGCCCCATAACGGGGCTTTTTTTCTGCCGTTCCAATGATCAGGGCTGATATAGACGCAGGGCAGCGCCTTCACGTTTGGCGAAGACTAGCTTCTCTCGAAGCCAGGCAAGCCTGCCTGAATGGCGTTTCCCGTCGTTTGAACGACTGTATGAATGGAGAGCTTCGAGGAGCAATTCCATCTCATCAGGTGCCAACCACTGTTCCTGACCATGAATGGGCATTGCATCATGTAGAAGCCTTTTCATAGTAGCCATAGACCTGAACCTTTACTATTGTGCTACTGTATCACAGTAATCAGCAGACCGCCTATGCCCAAACGCTCCAAAGAAACAAAGGAATCCCACCTCGCACACGCTAAAAAGCTTCTCGATATGGGCTTCCGTAAAGCTGATGTAGCTGCACGTCTTCAACGCTTGTATGGCATGAGTCGTCCCACCGCTTTTCGCGATGTAGACGAAGCAGACCAAACCCGCGAAATTGAAGACCACAACATCGAAGCGGATCCCGTTCCAATCATCAGCATGGAAGACCGTGACGCCCTTATGCGCATGACCCGCCAGCTGCTGATCGAAGCGTATGAGGACAACAACGTTCAAGACTACGCCCGGCTGATTCGTGAATACGAAAGGCTCGCCCGTATGGGCGGGCTGTCTCAAAAGTTCTGAGACCTTTGTCTCAAACCAACTACCGTTCCAATGAAACAAGTTCTTTATCGCCGCGTTATCAGCATTGATGGACGTGAGTACACAGTCCACAGCTGTGACTACTCCGAATCTATCAACGAGCAAATTCAAGATCAAATCTTGGAAGACAACAACCAAGAAATCATTGACACCATCCTTCAAGACCAATGACCATCATTCGCAACGAAGACCCAAACACAATGAACAACCATCCATCCTGGCTACAGAGCCTGATCCCTGAACTACAGCAAACCACTACAACCAAAGAGGTTATCGAATTGATCATTGAAAATTGCTGGTTTGACTGGCAACAAGATGAAGCACTGGAATGGTGCGAAGCAAACCTTCCCCATTACAAGTGATCACCATGTCGTACTTCCCAAACCGCTTAACCAACCAGTCCTATTCAAACCCTCTGATGGGGGCAACAGACTGGGAACCAGTCACACGTTTCACCCGTGCCAGTGCATCTGGTAGGTCAATCAAATGTCCAAAGTGTGGTGCGGTCCATACCGTTTACCACTTCTCGTGGTCTGCGCTCCAATGCACGAGCTGCAACACCATGATCGCTAAATACGATTGGAGTCAACAATCATGAGCACCATCCGTTTCGATGATTTAGACGATCTGCTGCCTAGCGAGCTGGCAGACCCTTGGCCTCCCGAAGATGAGGACGAAATTGACGAGATGGAGAAACATGCTGAGTGGCTTGACCTGGAAAGGTCAGTGCCTACAGCTGCAGAACGTAATCACAACCTCAAATGATCACACGCCTAGAAGCTGAACGCTCCATCAATCAACTGCTCTGCCTCATTATTGGCGGGCAGTTGTCCCGTAAGTCCTATCACCTCTCTACACGCCTCTCAGACCGCCTAGAGCACTGCCAGAAGCTTGTACACAAGGACATGCGTCACGCTATTGAGTCTGATGAAACTGAAGACCTTTCACGCGCCATCAGTGCAGGCCAAGCCAAGCTGACCAGCATCCAATCCCTCAAAACTCTCAACCAACTACTTAAAGAGGTCGAATGGTAATGACGTACCACTACCGTCCAATTCAAGAACCCGAATCCAAAAAGATTGAACGCGCTCTTAACATCCTTAAAAATGTTATAGCTCGTGAAGACAAGCTTCATCAAATGGATCAACACTTGACCCATTCGATGCGATCCCTCTTGGAAGATGAAATCATTCCCCAACTGGAGAATGAACTGGACTTTGACCCAACGCCCCAATACCTTTATGACAACACTGGTGGTGAACCTGCTATCGCAGCAGACGAAAGCCACATGACCGCATGGGACCACCATTTGGAGATGCACTCATGAGCAATGACCTCAAAGGCAACAGAAAATCACCTGTAGGTAGTCGCGTCCCAACAACACTGCTACCTAACGCAATCCGATGGGAACGCGCTAGAGCGCGATTGTTCTCTGCTTACGGTGACAGGGACAACGCTGATTACGCTTCTGGTTTGGTCTTTCACTACCAGAGACGCGCAATGGAGGAGTGCTTAGACCCAGGGCCAACCTAATTCCACATCTCCGCTCCATACCTCAGGATCGCTCGTATCCAACGGGCGTTCCAATACATAATCTCGAAACAGGCGTTTCATCTCTTCCGGTGAGACGCCTGCTTTTTCTGCTGCAACACAAACGTTGCATTTACCACGGTACAACTCGTCGAATACTTCTTCCATCAACAGACTTCACCTGCTAACACCATCTCTTTATACAGGTTATTGCGTTCAGTCCATCGAGCCTCGCAACCTCTCATCTCCAGTTCAGTCAGCATCCTCAACTGGACATTACCGTTCGGCTTCGCGATCACCACCGCTCCAGCATCAACACGGATCCCAGCTCGTTCACGCAAGGCAAGACTATATGCACCTAGCTGATCCTGGTGATCTTTCAGCCATGCCTCTGGCTTGTCAGCTTCACGGCTAGTGGTCTTGAAATCACAGATCGTCAAACCTAATGCCGTGTCGATCAGAGCGTCTGCCGTTCCAGCAAACCCTTCGTCACTGCTGACACTGAACTCTGAGGCATGAATGGCCGTTACCGATCCACTCACCAACCAGTCGGATAAACCTCTGGCGTACTCACGGGCTGGCCACGCAACTTTCGGCGCTCCATCGTTCGACTTCTTAAGTGCCCAGGCGGTGATGGCTTTTGGAGGACGTGCCAAACCATCATCCCAAACCTTCCACGCTCCCTTCTTGTTGGCACTCTGACGGGCCAACTTCGCTGCGGTCTTGAGAACATACTCACAATGCTCATGGGCAATAGTCCCCCGATCACAAGCAAGGTCACGCTCCAAACCGCTGCCAGCTCGCTTTGACCAACGCTCCAGTGCATCCTTTTGAGCCTGAGGGGCTGTGTGCTTCAGGATATGGGTGACCGAGTGATATATCTGTCCATGTTGATCCCTGTAAACACGGAATCTTCCTGAGTTGTCTTGCTCTAGCTGCCATTGACGCAGCGAAGCCAAGGCGTCTTGTGGGTCAATCGTCATGAATGGCGTTTTCTTTAGACGCATGTACCCGAGACTAATGTACCCCTAAAGCAAGACCTTGCCAACATAAACCGGCTGAACCCATCGAGTTATTTGCTTTTTTCTACCTTCTCCGCACCAATAACGGTGCCAATGGCCCTTTCTCCAGTGCGCTCTGACTGGTCGAGCTGTTTCATTGAAAACCTTGTTATTTTCATGAGAAGCTCGCTTAGCCTTGAAATCACTGCCGAGCCAAGTGACGGGAAACGGCCTCTTGTCAGAAGTTTTTCGCTCTCTGGCAGGCACAAACGACGAGGAGAGCTCTTCTTTAACTAAATGCCGCTCATGGTTGTAAAGGAGAATAATGTTTTTAGCTATTCTCATCATTTTTTTACAAACTTCGTCAAATGTGTCGTAGTCAGATATTTCCGCATAACGGTTTTCGCGATTTCCTGATGTTACTGTTGTTGGTTGACTCCAAGGAGCAGCGCTCTGAAACAACATTCCCGTCGCGGTAACATCCATGCCAAAAACTCTTAATCCATTTCCGCTACTACTTGTACCCAGTTTCATTCCTATAAAACGCTTCTGAGCTGCCAAAATAAATGGCTTAAAAAGTTCTTCGTTGACAATCAGTAGACATTCAATGGGTTCGCTTGAATCACCTTTTAATAAACCCTTTGGTAAAACCACAAACAATGCGTCTAAGACCTTGTTAGGCGGCTCCATTGCTTCGATGTCAGTCGCAAGAAGAGCTTCTCCCAGCTCTCTTCGCAAGTAAACGGCAGGCGCGTCAACAAATGAAGCTGCCTGAAGGCAAAGATTGCATTCCAAGCCATTACTGTCTCCAGCATAAAAAGATCCAGTTAAGTGTTCGTGGCTAGATACAGTTGAAAAACCGAAAACCAAATCTTTCCATTCAGCATACCCAGAAGGAGATTTATACTTCCAGTGCATACCTTTCCAAAAACGCGATTCTTTAACCTTTTGTCGAAACTTTTTGTTAAATTTTAGTTTTTTGAATTGGTCGGGAATTCCTTTTAGGAGCATGAGTTTTTAGTAATTAAATAAGAAGGGGGGCGCAAGGCCCCCGCTCCAACTTCAGTCCTCGACTCAACCCTCGCTGAACGGATCACCGCCAGTCACGATTCGATTTAGATCGAAACCAGCTTTCTCCGTAGCCTTCCAAGCTTTTTCCATCGCAGCTTCATCATGCTCGTCCTCATCGCGGGGAACGATCAGAAGCTCATACTTCACCATGTCTGCCTTGATCTTCGACAGCTCGAAGTCCCAGTCCAGCAGGTTACGACTGTACTTCTTGTTCAGGCCATATTTTGCAAACTGACGCGCCAATGAAATGTGTGACACCTCAAGAACTTGAACGCGCTCAGCATCCCAGTTATAAACAGGCCAGGTCAGACACTGAGACGGCTTACGCACAGCAGTCTTGTCGTAATTCATCGACTGCACGTAATCCGCACCAAGCTCAAGATCGATGTCATCTTGGCTGGGTTGTTGGAGAAAACGAAACGGTTTCATTGAATCGTTTTCCTTGGCTACGCCCCAGACAAGCCAATACTCAAGCGGGTCTTGTTCGAGCAGGCAGAAGTTGGCGGGTTTGCCTTGGTCCAGTTTTGTGTAACGCAGATAATTATCTGCAGAAGAAGAACCTTCGTTTTCCTTCTCGATTGTTGCAAGAAAGCTGTCGGAAAATTTCACGGCTGGTTGTCGTTTGGGTTGTCGCGTCTCAGTTGAGACGCCTAATTACTGTAAGCCGCGATTGACCTGCTGTCAACTTCGGGTAAGATAAAAAAAGACCCGGCTTGCCCTGAGGATCAAGGGACAAACCGGGTTTCGCCAAGTACCCGTTCCAATCTTACATGACATTTCAAGAGTTCGTCAACCAACTTCCTGAGGGACTTGTTTACGCGCCGATATATGCAAAAGGCGCAAAAATGAATTCCGGTAAACCTGCTACTGGTAAAAATCCTTTAGAGGCCAGCTACGAACAAAAGTTCGGACCTGCCGATGTAGCTCTCGCTATCAAGCGGAACCCTGATCTCAAGGCTGTCGGTGTCTTCACTGGCATCCGTGGCAATGGCATCGTCATCCTTGATGTCGACAGAAACCTCTCGAAATACCTTGGTGCTTGGGGCTCCTCGCTCGATAACGCTCCAATAATTACATCCACCAAGACCAACGCAGCCAAGTACCTGTTCCGTGTCCCTGAAGAACTGTGGGCCGACGTAAAGGGTCATGGACTACGCAAAGAAGATGGTGGAGACTACGAAATCCTATGGGGTCGCCAAGGTGTTGTATTTGGTGCCTACCCAGGCGGCAAAGTCTCTAAATCCGGGGAATACCGTCTAGAAGGTGATCTGGCTCATATCCCCACAGCTCCAGACTGGTTGCTGGCAGAAATGAAGCAACCTCCACGCTCCATCAACAAAAAAGAACTCGACTTCACAGATCGCACTCAAGATGAAATCGCACAGATCATCTTTGAATGCCTGTCTGTCATAACTCAGCAGGGCAAAGGCACTAGAGATCACTGGATCAAAATCGGGATGGCAATCCATTCCGCTTTGCCCACCGACATGGGCCTTCATCTCTGGGCTTCCTGGTCCTCTGATGACCCTGATTACGCCAGTGAATGGGAAGACTCAAACCCTTGCGAAGAAGTCTGGTACTCCTTCAGTGGCAATGGTGTCGGCCTTGGCACCCTGATCTGGCTTGCTGACCGTGAGGATCCAGACCGTAAACGATTTTCAGAAGACACTAAGAAGATCGTTCAATCTGCGGAAGCCAAAGTTGTAACTGAAATTCGTACCGCAACTCTTGAGTTTGATGAGATGATTCGCCGCGCCAAAAGAATACTTGAGCTGGATAATCCTGCCGAAGTTAATTACAAGCTTAATACTCTTGCTTTGCAGGCTGGTTATAGAGACCAAACTGCACTTGAGAAGCTTATCGTTGACCAGATTGCTTTTGAAGAAGCCAAGGATATTATGAGCATCAAGGAGTTGATGGAAACTGAAACTGAGCGTGAATATCTCATTCCGGATGTTTTGCCTCACCCATCCGTAGTGTTGATATATGGCGCTGGTGGTGACGGTAAGTCGATGTCAGCTTGGGCGCTTGCAAAGCACATAGCCACTGGTAAACCCTTTGTCGTCAGGGGTAACCACGTTCCAGTGAAAAAAGGCCCTGTCGTCTTGTTGAATGGCGACCAGCCACTTGTGCAGCTCAAAGAACAGCTGCAAGAAGTCGATTTTCCGGTTAGCAACGACTCCATGATCCAGACCGACTGGCAGCTTCAACGCTATGCCCAGTTCATCAAACTGATGAAAACGCACAAACCCAAGCTGGTGGTCATTGACTCCCTGATTGGTTGCTCTGGCGGTAGAGCCTTTGACGAGAACAAGTCTGACTTCGCAACCCCCCTTTACTGGCTGACCAAGAACAACGGCGTTCTCTTCCCTAAAGCCACGATTCTCATCGTTCACCACGCCAACAAGAACGGTGGCTTCAGAGGCACTTCAGCTATCCGTGACGCCGTTGACGAGACTTGGGCGTTACGCAAGCCCACTGATGAGGAGAAAGGCCGTGTAGGCGCTCACAGCCGCCTCATAACCATCGAGAAGTCACGCTCAGGACGTATGGGCACCCAACTCGTCATGCAGATGCAAGAAGATCTCTCCTTCACCATCTCTGACTTCACACCCGAAGTAGACGAGACCAACACCTCTCCAGCGTCTGTCACTGACCGCGTGCTGCAAAAACTAAGAATCGTCTACCCCGAGTCCCGCACCAAAGACGACCTGGTCTGTGATCCGCTCATCGACGGCAAACCACCTGCAATCCACAAATCGCTCCAAAGACTCGAAAAGCGAGGCTTGGTTGTCTCATCCGTCCCAAAAGACAATCGTTCCAAGAATTGGACAGCTGTTCTCGCACGCGGAGAGTTATCAGAAGTGTCCACCGTTCCAAAAAAACCAGTTATGGAGCGGGATCTGACCCTGGACACTACCCCTGGACAATCCAAGGGTGTCCAGGATCTTTTTGATGGAGCGGTTGAGATTCAGCTGTCCGAGGAAGAAGCTGGACACATCTAACCTGTCCACCCCCTGTGTCCAGGACCAAATCCATTGGTACGACTGCCTTTTGGTACGTCCTGGACACTCTGGACATCTATACGCGCGTGAGAGATGGATTGGACTGAGATTCTTAAACGAGGCAATGTCCCAGAACCTCCAGGTCGCCAAGATGCTCTAGACGCTGCAGCCGAACGATCCAAGAACCGCTATCTACGGCCAAAGGCTCCGCCAAAGACCAAAAAGTCCACACGTAAATCCCGTTAGCTATTTCTGTCCTACACTATTACTGTTTTTAAGTGCTTGATGAAACGAGTCAACGTCTATCTGCCCGAAGAGCTTTTGGAACGTTTGCAACAGCAGGCGGATTACGAAGGCGTGCCTAGGTCAGACTTTATCCGCAAACGCCTGTCCGCTCCATCCAATTCACTCGGCATCACAACTCGTGATTTTCATGAAACTGTGGCAAAGGTTCGTAAGCGTTACAGCTACGGTCTTGACAGGCAACAGGCAGAAAGCATCGTTGCTGCTGTCATCTCCGAATTGTTTAACCAAAGCCAAAATGACCCGAACCGTGAGCTTTCAATACTGCCAGGCCAGTGATACCAAGGAGATGCCCTTGGCTATCGCACGCTTCACCGCCTATGACGACTACGAAAAGCCTTTGGCTGTTGAGCAGGTAACTTATGAAAATGACACCCACTATTTTCAAACAGAAGTATCATCTGCGCTGGAGTGCGGAGTAGACGTAAGCGTCCTATCTCGTCACCCAATTTCTTCTTTTAAGTGGCTTGAAAAAGTGGTCAACTCCTGATGAATGTCACTATCTTCAAGCGCAATCTTGATTGGATTGTCATTATTGGCACGCATGATGTAACGTTCCATCAAACGTTCGCTTCAGCGATGCGTCATGCCTACACCCAAATCAGGTCGGCAGATAATCTTGGAGCGGCTGCACAAGATCATTACGCTCTCTACGACGGGTGACCTCCAAAGGGCTGCCATGTTCCTTGAAGGCGCAAGAGAAGTTAGAAACGGCTCTAAAAACCAACGCTCCAATTCAAGGCGTGCTCAAGCAACTGCTTGGAAGAAAAAAGTTGACAACTCTGTAACATGGTAGGATTACCTTAATACAGTATTGGTCGATGGCGACAAAGCACGGTAACCGCGTCTATATCCAAGTCCTTCTTGAGCCC